CCCATGCTTGGCAAAGTCGGAGAGGGGGAGAAATGAAAGTCCTCGTTGCTTGTGAATTTTCCGGCCGTGTTCGGGACGCTTTCACTGCAATGGGGCACGATGCAATGAGTTGTGATTATCTTCCAAGTGAAACTGCCGGAAAACATTATCAAGGCAACGTCTTTGATGTTCTTGATTCCGGATGGGATTTGATGATAGCTCATCCACCTTGCACAAGGCTTGCTAATTCCGGTGTGCGTTGGTTGGAAGAACGCAATCTCTGGAGCGAACTTGATTCTGCGGTTACTTTCTTCAATGCCATTTTGAATGCCAACATCCCACTGATTGCTGTTGAAAACCCCATCCAGCACAAGTATGCCAGAAAACTCATTCGCAAGTACGACCAGATCATTCAACCGTGGATGTTTGGCGAAGGCGAGACAAAAGCAACTTGTTTGTGGTTGAAGGGTCTCCCCCTGTTGAAGCCAACAAACATAGTTGCCGGTCGTGATCAACGAATTCACAGACTTCCGCCCGGGCCGAATCGCTGGGCAGATCGAAGTAGAACTTTTCAGGGAATTGCAGATGCAATGGCCGCCCAATGGGGCGGAAAGGAGTCCTAAATGAGCAACCACTTCCATGACTGGGGCGGTTATCTTGACCGCATCCACAAGAAAATGGCGCGCAATCCAAAGCTCGCGGCGGAGTACGAGGACATCATGGCGGAAATCAAACACCATGAAGAAATGGCCGAAACCCTTTATCCAAAGCAGATCGGGCAGCCCCGCGAGAACTTTGACGCCTGGTACGAATACCACCAGGAACATATCGCGCCCCTCAGAAGCAAGTCCGAGATCATTTGGAATCAACTTATGTGCAAGCACACCAGGCACCACCTGGAAGGAAGCGGTATGCACTTGGTTGACGGCGTACCGGAAGACGACATCAGGGATATTTGCTACGACTGCGGAGCTGATATTTCGCTGTACATCCGCCCGTGTCGTGTTCGCAAGTCCGATAGATTGCCTGTTTGATTTCATGTTTACAGAATAAGCGCATTTTGATCCGAATGTGCAAAAACGCAGGAACTTCCGAGAAATTGGAGGAAAGTCAATGAAAAATCAAGAGAAAACCCCAATTACCCAGATTGCACATCAGAGCAAAGCGGCAGAATGCGTACGGCAGGCAGATGAAGGCATGGCGGCATTGATCGCGGAACTAAGCACGACCACCGAGGTATTGAGTGATCCCTATAAGACCAGCGTTCACCTCTTGCGCTGCATGAACCTGGCACACGAGGTACGCAACCAACTGTACCAGACCGGGATTCCGAAATACCGCCAGATGCCGCTTTATTCAGCAAACAGACAAATGGAGGAGCGATGAGTAGTGAGGCAGCACTTTTAGTTTTGATCACCGGCTTGATTATGGTGATCGCAATGCCGTCAATTTGGCGGACATTCAACAAAGAGAAATAGGAGGAATGAGATGATGCAATTCGTAAAGGCAACCAAACAGCAACTGAAAGCGAGGGTGGCTCTTGACGGACCGTCAGGCGCGGGCAAAACATACACCGCGCTCGTGCTAGCCACCGCCCTGGCAGGGGCGAATGGAAAAATTGCAGTGATCGACACGGAGCGCGGTTCAGCGAAATTATACGCCGATAAATTCAACTTTGACGTATTGGAGCTGTCAACCTTCAGCCCCGCAACCTACACCGAAGCGATTGACGCGGCGGAACAGGCTGGCTACTCCGTGGTGGTGATTGATTCACTCACCCACGCATGGGAAGGTGAGGAAGGCGCGCTCGACCAGGTTGACAAAGCGGCTACCAGGCAGCAAGGCAACCACTTCACCGCATGGAAGGACGTAACCCCCCTTCACCGCCGGATGGTTGATGCTATCCTGCAGTCAAAGTGTCACGTTGTGGCAACCATGCGGTCAAAGATGGAATACGTTCAGGAAAAGGATGACCGGGGAAAAACGACCATTCGCAAGGTGGGGATGGCTCCAATCCAACGGCAGGGCATGGAATACGAATTCACCGTTGTCGGTGACATGGATATTGATCATCACCTTTCAATCAGCAAGACCCGCTGCGATATTCTGACCGACAAGGTTTACACAAAGCCAACGGTCAAGGACTTTCAGGCGTTCGTATCCTGGCTTGACGAAGGCGAAGCGGTCAAAGCAGCACCCAAGCCCGAACCCGAGACCTACCCCACTCCCGAACCGAAGCCCGCCGTCAAGGATGAACAGCCCGCGAAAGAATACGGCGCGATGACCTACGAGGACGCTTGCAACATTACCGGATCGGACGGCTCTCGTTATGGCAACGCCACGAATGCAGAGCTGCAGGGAAAGAAGATCGGCATTCTCAAAGCCCTGAAAAATCCGAACTTAGATAACGTAAAGCAATCAGCGTATGACCGCAAACTTTCAGCGATTGACATTCTTCTTGCTGTTCCTGAATCGGAGCGGTTGGAACGCGCCGGACAGGAAAAGTTGATCTAATCCTCTCCTCCTTACAACGGGGCGGGTACTCCCTCACGCCCGCCCCAAAGGGTGATAAATGACCTCCAAAATCTACGAAGAAATCAAAGCACGGACGCCAGAAACAATACACCTGGATATCAAGAATGTTCTACAGTGGCATATCGGAGCGGATAACTCCATCAGCAAAGAGGAAATTTCAAACAAGATTTTCGGCAAGTACACGGATTCTACAGACCGTCAAATTCGTGACGCTGTAGCGGAACTCGTGATCTATTTTGATGAACATATCGTGACGAACACCACCACGGGTGGTTACTACTACGCCTCGAATGAGGACGAGATCAATCAGAACATCGCCGACATTCAGAGCCGGATCGACCAACTGGCAGCAAGGCGTGACGGGTTGTTTAGGGCGAAGTCAAAGATATTCAAATCTGGTCAGATGCGGTTGCAAGGGAGCTTGTTTTAGATGGGTAAAACATTCAGGTATATCGACCCAAATTTACGTCAGTCAGAAAGCGTGTCAGAACTCACTTTCAGGCAGCGTGATTTATGGACGCGATTGATCCTATCTGTTGACGACCAGGGCAGGTGTCAGGCGAATCCGGCATTGATCCGGTCAATGGTGTGGCCGTTGGAAGACATTGCAATAAAGGACGTAAAAGCAGACCTGAATACCCTGGCTGAAAAGAAATTCATTTTGCTTTATGAGGTTGACGGTAAGAAATATCTGCAGATCATCAATTGGCGCGAATATCAATCACAGTCTGAATGGCTGGGCGCGTCAGAATATCCAGCCCCTGAAGGATGGGAAGACCGCTACCGCTATCACGGAAAGGGTAACGCAATCATCAAGTCAGACAACTGGACTACCTTTCAGCAAGGTAGCAAGCTACCATCCCCGCTACCTTCCAACGAACCATTTAACGATGGTGATGGTGATGTTAAAGGTGATGGTGATGATGACGGCGAAGGCGAAGGTAATGGTGATGGTGAATTTGCGCGCGAAACGCGCAAAATTGAACCTCCCTCCGTAGATCAAGCCTGGAACACAGTCAAAGGACAACTTGCAGACGACATGAACCCTGCAGATTACCGTTCATGGATAGAGAACGTCAAGCCCTGCACATTCCAGGATGACACATTCAAGATTTCAACCGTCAACAAATACGCTGCAGACTGGATCACGAAGCGGGCGGGGGAAGTAATCAAGAGATCGTTAGCAGGGATTTATGGGCGTCCGGTAAGTCTCAATGTCATTGTGGACGCAAATCATATTCAGCACTAGGAGACGCAAAAATGGAATGGATTTTGACGAAAGACCACGTACCGAGTTTTGAAGAGTGCGTTGGGAAAGCGATTGTTTACCATTATGAAGATTTCAAAGGAAACGAAAGGTTAATGGCACTTATAAGTCGAGCGGGCTACCACACTGTTTTTGAAATAGCGCCTCTTCCTGACCGCTACATTCTCATCGAGATTCCCGAATATGTACCGGTTATCGACCCCGTGCCGTGTAGGGTGTGCGGATGCACGCCAAGTGTTGACGGGGTTGCTGGGGACTACCACGTTATCTGTGATGCCACGATTAGTCACGCGGTCACTTTTGTCGCCCCCACCCGTGACGAAGCCGTGAAGTTGTGGAACAAGTATAACTCATGACCGCCCCGTCTGACTTCTGCGAAGAGTGGCTGAAGCTGTACCGCATTTGGGAACTGTCAGACGACAACGAGGATTTCCTAAAATTGCACGACCATCAACGCGAATGTGAGAAATGCAGAAAGACAGAGGATAAGCATGAATAACATCAAAATCACAGGCAACATCGGAAAAGAACCAGAACTCCGCTACACGCCGGAGGGCAAGGCGGTATTGAGCTTCAGGGTATCACTTTACACGGGTGGAAACAAAGAAAACGGTTATAAGCCTTCCGTGTGGGTGGGTGTAACCATGTGGGAAGACAAGGCAGTCGAGATGAATGATCAACTCCACGCGGGCGAGAGGGTGACAATCGAAGGCATGACTAAGCCACCACGAACCTACAAGAATAGTGACGGGTTGGAAGTCCCCGCCGGATTGGAAGTCACCGCTTCGGTTATCGAAAAGGGTAACGGATTCGAGGAGACGTTCTAATGTCGTTTGAAATCTCCATGAAGCGCACAACGTCAGACGCAAATATCACTGGGGATCCAGTCACAAATCTCGTTTACGCCGTGTGTCATCAGGCGGTGGTTGATTCTGACAAGGGTGATCGTGATGCTAAACAGTGGCTTGTGTCAGACCTGGAATTATGGCTGAAGTGTTGCGGTCTTGATTTGAGACCGTCTGAAAGAATGAGAATCAGGAGGATTGTATGAGCGTGATTGGCTACTTGATAGCGTTTGTGATTGGAACGTGGTTTGGCGTGTTCATCGTGTCGTTATGCCGGATTTCAGCGAAGGCAGATCAGAGAATGAGAGGTGAGAAATGATGTGTCAATTCTTTAGTTTTGTAACTGAGCCTGAAAATCACGGCGGGCAGAGATTCTACATTGACTGGAACTATCGCAGGGAACATCTGAATGACGAAAACGATAGCCACTCCACGATTTGTAAACACTTTGGAATAGATGAGGATAAATGCAACAAGTACGAATTCAATCCATTAACTAGAGCGTTCATGGTGGATCAATTGAATTCGCCCGTAGATGATCGTATTCAGGCGGAGGGGTGGGTCAATCAACTGGATTTCAGACGAGTTGTAGAACCATTAATTATCAAACCCATAATCAATCCGTTTGACCTGCCGCCCGCAGAAACGACAGATGACGATGTGAATTTTCTCAAAGAGTGGGATTCGGTCTGGGATTCGGTCTGGGATTCGGTCAGGGATTCGGTCTGGGATTCGGTCTGGGATTCGGTCTGGGATTCGGTCAGGGATTCGGTCGGGGCATATATATCCTCGTTCTTCAACATTGAATATAAGACCAATGTAACTCCGGCAATCAAATTATGGGAACGCGGAATAGTTGCATCTTTTGATGGAAACACCTGGCGATTGCATACTGGCAAAGATGCACATGTGATTTATGAAATGAGAGGTGAGGAATGAGTGAACCAGAATCCGCCCTTGCCTTCCAGCTTGACGCAGTAGGTATTCCTTACGAGAGGGAATTCAAGATTGAGGGCAGACGGTTTCGATGGGATTTCAAGGTCGGTGACTATTTGATCGAAATTCAGGGAGGGATATGGATGGATAAATCAGGACACAATACCGGGCGGTCATTGAAGCGAGATTACGAGAAAGCCAATTTCGCAACGATGAATAAGTATCACACGTTATTTTTCACCGCTGATGATGTTACCAGCGGACAGGCATTGAAAGTGATTGAAGGAGTGAGGGAATGAGTGAACTGTCTACGATTGGAAAAATTATGTGGTTGCTCAAATCAGCGACGGAAATCAAATGCGGACTCAATTTAGACCCCGAAGAAGTTGTTGAATTGTTGGGGCATATCAGAAATCTTGAAGAGGAATGTGGATTACTTGACCGTTCATGGAAGTGGTTGCTCATTGACGCAAAAACTTACCTCTCCCGCGCCGAGAAAGCGGAAGCGGAAGAGAAGGAATGGAGAGAGATAGCGGAAAGAAGTAACCAGCTATTGCGAAGCGCATATTCGATAGCACAAAGAAAAGGTGTTGATACAAACTGGGATGCATTTGAACGGTGCCTGGAAAAAGAATTAGTGCTCCAGCACAATTACCGTGCTGATTTGATAAACAAAATAAGCGTGGATGTAAAGAGGGATTTGAGTGACGCAGAGATAGAAGAATTGGGAGCGCAAGAGGCAGAGAATAGAAATGGGGGGGGGAAAGCTAATGGACGGTGAAAAATTTTGCGCCTTAAATACCAAAAGCCCTTGCTTTACTTATATCATTCACGGCGTAAATGGCAACCCAGATAGAACAGTGACAGTATATAAACCAACAGGGGTTTATTACCTTGTCTATGAACTAATGAAATTTAGAAGATTTCCTGCGTCTTTTCCAGACGTGGGGATTACTGTATTGAGTGAGAACCAACCTTCAAACTCTGATGGTTCGGAGACACAAAATAATACTAGTCCTGATTTTAATAATCATTAAAAGGGGTAAAAGGAGTGAAACATGGAAAAAGTAAATTTGTATTTCAAGGATGGCGATCACGGAGTAATAGCATTCCGATATACGTCAATTATTCCAAGAACGGGAGAAAAAATAACAATTGCTACTGGTGACGAGTTTTTATATTTTATAGTAAAAAATTTATCTTGGTTTTACCTAAAAGACGAAACAAAAGTTTATGTTCTCATGGAGAGGGAGCGATGAGAGAAGATAATAGCGAAGACGAGGAGAGTGGGGAATGAGTGAACTGAAAGCGTGTCCGTTTTGTGGGCAAGAAGCCGAGATTAATGACTGGTGGAGAAGCGAATCTGGAACCGTGTATTACGTTCGATGTACTGGCGAGGTGAAAGGTACGGGGTGCAGGATTTCAACGGGCGCATATAGAACACCTGAAGAAGCAAAACAGGCTTGGAATACCCGCCCTCTCGAATCTGCCCTCCTCTCCCGTGCCGAGAAAGCAGAAAACGCCTTACATGAAATCATGGATTTGGCGAGGACTGGTTTGCCACCGTCTGACATGGAAGATGGAGTTTGGAAATCACACAAGCTCAATCGCATTGCTTCAATTGCTGCTTCAATAGTTGAGAGGTGAAAATGACTTTGACCCGTGACGAAATAATGGCAATGACACCAGAAGAGGTGAAGGAATGAGAGTTTATGTTGTTACTATGTATCGTTATGGAGACAGAGAAAAACATTCATACGTTTTAGGGGTTTTTACATCAAAAGACATGGCAAAAAAGTGGGGCGAGGATGAAGAAATTTTTAGGGGGAATAAATATAAATATGACATAACTACTTTTATTACAGATGACCCAAAGGTGCCACCGGATGAAGCGGAGGGGTGAGGAAGTGTTGATTATCAAAATTCAAAATGACAGCACAGGAACGCCGGAGGTTGGCAATTATCGCTATCAGGTAATGGTCAATTCAACGGTGATTGAAATCGGAGATGTCAAAGGACACAGGCGCAGTCAATGTTGGCAGAAATTGGTTGCGAGAGTGTTAGAGAATAGCTTGTTTATGACGGCAAGAATTGACAAGGATGGTGGGGAATGAGTAATCTAGAAAAATTTACAACAAAAGATTTGGTAGAAGAATTATCAAAACGAGAGGGTGTGCAAAGAATAGATATAGCTCCGCATACAGAAACAGTTGAAATTGCTCATTGGAATGGTCTAAAGTTTGTTTTTGACGAGATATTTGATGGCCCACAGATTGTTCTACGAATTGAGGATTAGAAAATGACCCTAACCCGTGAAGAAATTATAGCAATGAGCAAGGAACAGTTGAGAGTTGAGATTGGAAAACGGGAAGGGTATTCGTGGTACGAAAGTACAGATTGCGCATATTTTACCAAAGAAACCGCCATCTTGCCCGAAGGGCTTGTCGAGGTTGAAACACCTTCGGCCCCCCGTAGACACATATTACTACCTTGCCCCGACTACCCGAATGACATTGCGGCAGCGTGGGGGTTGGTTCTTGATCTCCAAAAGAGCAACGTCGGGTTTGAACTTTACAATTGTTGGATTACTTCAATTGATGGTGAGAGGTGGACTTACGAGGTCATACTTTATGATCCCATTGGTCAATCAATCGGGAGTGAAAAGATTGAAGCACCCACCGCCCCGTTAGCAATTTCCCGTGCTTGGTTGATATGGAGCGAGGAGAGTGGGGAATGACACTAATAAAAAAGTTGCACTTCGATAATGACGTTCTTGAGGTTTTACGCAGTATGGAATTTTCAGCAGAGGGTTTGCTTGGAAAATTGACATGCGGACAACTTGACCGAAAGACGTACGAAAAGGTAAACAAGGCACTAGAAGCAATGGGCGGAAAGTGGAGCCGGAAAGATGGCGGGCATACTTTCAAAGCCGATCCGCGCCCTTCGGTTGACGGTCTTCTTGAAAACGGGGTGCTTGAAATTGAACACGATGGGTTCTTTGAAACCCCAAAAACAGTGGTTGATCGGATGCTTGAACTTGTGCCAATCACAGAGCGAAACTTCATTTTGGAGCCGTCCGCTGGAATGGGTGCAATTGCTAAGAATCTACCAGGTGAAAGAGGAATGATCACTTGTGTCGAAAAGAATGAGGATAGGGCGGAATACCTTGATCAATATGGCTTCCCGACCTATTGCGCTGATTTTCTTGAATGGGAACCTGGATTGACATTCGACCGCATTTACATGAACCCGCCATTTGAAAACATGCAGGATGTTGACCATGTAAAAAGGGCGTATGAACTGTTGGAGACTGGCGGGAAAATGGTATCTGTAATGTCGTCTAGCCCATTTTTCAGACAAGATAAAAAGGCGGTTGACTTTGTTGATTGGCTTTCAAAAAAGGGCGGATATTCAGAACCGCTGCCTGCCGGATCATTCAAAGAATCAGGCACAGGCGTCAATACCGTTCTGGTGGTGATTTCCAAATGACCCCCTACAAAGCTAATTCGAAGTGGGCTAGGGAATATCGAGACAAGCGTATCCTGGAACTCCGTGATCAGGGTATGTCTATCTGGCAGATTGCGCAGGAGACACACTACGCAGAGACAACGATTGAGTACATCTTGAGGTACTACAAGGCAGAAGAAAGAAAATGACCTCGCAGCCGTCATTCACCTTCACCCGTGAATTTCACCTAAGCCCGAGAGAGCTTGAGGTCATTCAAGGGCTGGCGAACGGCGAAGGTCAAAAGGCGATTGCTATGAGGTTGGGCATCTCGCAGACAACGGTCAAGAGGTACACAGCCAGCATCCGCGAATCATTTGGGGGTGTGCCTATCTCATGCGCAATAGCGATTGCGGTACAGGCGAAGTTGGTCAGGGTTAGGGTGTTTAGGGAGTAGAAAAATGAGTGAAAATTGGTGTGATTATGGAAAGCATGAAATAACACAGTATGGGGGATATGTCATTTATTCAGATGAGGAACGTGGTCTTGATAACGTGAAAATGTGCAAGCATTGCTATGCGCTTCACGTTATCAAATACTTTCCCGATTCGCACATGAAAATTTACATGATAAATAATCCGACTGAATTTCATTTGACCCTCGAAGAAAGGGGCTTCAAATGACCCCTCTAGTCCAACACGCCATGCAACGCGCATTTGAGAGGTACGGCGAACACCTCAACAGGGTCAGTTATTATGCCCTTGTCAAGAGAATCCAGAACGGTGATTCCGTGTGCATCAAGAGAATGTCGAATGACAGATCAATCCACCTGGTAGACGGCATGGTCTGTGTTTACAGCAAGCGCAGGCACAAGATCGTGACCTTTCTGCCGGCTGATTGCAGAGAAATGACCCATTTTATCCAATAGGAATTCGAGAATAGAACAGGTAACCTAGAGGGTGACAACGGTCACCCTTTTGGTATTGGAATTAGGAGATGATGAATGTATCAAGTTGGAAAACAATACAAAGTTTACATCGAGGATCAATCTGGCAGGGTCATGGAAGTGCCTGCGGTTTCCGCACGGATCGATTATCAATTTGAGTACAGCGGGATTCAAAGAACACATATCGAATTTGAAGCCATTGGAGAGGTGACGTGGACAGACAGAACAGACTGGAAAAATTCCGTTGACAACAGAAAACGCGCCCCCGAATGGAAGTGTGACCATTGCGGACGACCAAACAAACGCGCGAATGAGATATGCACAAGTTGCGGAGCGCCACGGTCTTTTATCTATGATTCGTGATTCTGAAGATACCGCACTGCAGAATATTGAACTATTCGAGATTTTAGAAGAGTTGACCGAACGCCAGAAAACCGCCGTGATACTTCGGAAGGATGGATATACCCAGGTTGAGATCGGAGCAATGATGGAAATATCGCATCAATCAGTTTCCAGGCTATTGAAGCGCGCAGGTTGCAAAACATCATTATTTTAGCAACTTGTCTTATATAGAGGAACTATGCAGCGTTATTGTGTCTGTGGTCAAAAAGTGGCTGGCAAGCGGGCGTTATGCGATGAATGCCTGAAGGTTTATGGACGCAAGGCTTCAGAGTGGCCAAGCTGGCTCCGTTTTTGGGTGAATGACACAATCCGCGAGTGGAAACTCGAAAAAGAAATTGATGATCATGAAAGTGTGTTCACCGATGTTGGATGGGATCAAGTAGTTTAGGGAGCATTCTTATGGATCTTTCAGTTTGGGGTGTGTTGGCGGTCATTTTCTTGTTGGCGTTTTTGGTCGAATCGCTCGTTGAATATCTTGTTGGCGCTCCGTTTGAACACGTGGCAGCTCTCGCGCCGTACAAGTGGCTGCTGATGTACGCATCAATGGCAGTCGGCATTGTGGGAGCGTTTGTCTACCAATTCGACCTCTTGAGCATCCTGTCTCAATTCGTGGGCGTAAATATCGCCGTCACCACGTTTGGGCTGATATTGACGGGTTGCGCAATCGGACGCGGTGCTAATTACCTGCATGACCTGGTCAAGAGATACTTTGTAAAACCAGGTGACCTGGCGGATGATCTCGCAAAGACCGTAGCTGGCACAGACTAAAGGGGGCGTTCATGGCAGCTATCCTCGCTCCCAGGGTTGAGCAACTCGAAAAGGATCACGCTATTTTACGGCGTGATCACGACTGTTTAGCGAATGAAGTCCATGACAAAGAGACCGGATTACCCGCGGTCAACAAACGGCTGAATGAGAATGATGTGTTGAGCGCGCAGGTCAAGATTGCGATAGGGATTGGCAAATGGATTTTAGCATTATTGGGAACGTCAATCGGATTGCTGCTATTCAACATCCTGACGCATTCGATTGAGGTTGTCAGACCATGACATTCAAGCAAGCGATTACTCATTTGATATTTTGGTTGCGTGAATTCCCGTTATTTCACAATGACCCACATTTACGAATTGGACACACCGGACACCCTGAATGGGAATGCTGGATTTGTGGAGCGAAGGGCGTAGATGATGCTTGACCTCTTCCTGTGGCAGCGGATCCGCGCCTGTTTGTGGTGTGACGCGCCTGTCGTGTGGACGTGGAAGGCGATGCTTGAGAATACGAGGGTGGAGTGGTCAAGGTGATGTTTCACCGCTGGTTCAAATTCGACTTCTTCAAAATGTGGGATTGCACCCGCTGGCAGTATGTCATCGTTTTTGGATTCGTCACGGTGGTGATTTGATCTCGGTGTTCGACCTCGTAAAGAAGCGCGGGCGATTATGCGAATGGTGCAATGCCAGACCTGCGGTACATCGTCACCATTGCTTGATTCACCGCATGAAGCGTCACCCAGAATTAGACGATGAACGCAATCTCATGTTGGTCTGCGAAGAGTGTCATCAATCAGGCATTGTCAATAACTACTTCGCGCGGATGATGTTTTGGGATAAGCAGCTCAAGCGGTATCCAGATTTGAGGGAGTGGTGGTCTCAATTGCCATTAAAGAGTAAGGAGAACTTCGAATAGGTGAATAACTACAATTCGGGAATTTATGAAATTAGATGTTTGGCGAACAATAAGATTTATATTGGATCGTCTTCAAATCTTCGCAAGCGGGAATATAGACATTTTTTTCTACTAAAATCCGAGAACCACGATAATGCCAAACTTCAAAAAGCGTTCAATAAGTATGACAGACGCAACTTCGCATTTCGCGTTTTATTTTATTGCGCCCCAGACCAATTAATTCCATACGAGCAAATGGCGATAAATGTACTATCTCCGGAATTTAATATCTGCCGGGTTGCGGGTTCTTGTGCCGGGGTAAAAAGAACCGAAGAAACAAAAGAAAAGTTGCGTGTTGCGGCGACCGGAAGAGTATATCACTGTTCCGAGGAAACTAAAGAGAAAGCAAGATTGGCGCTTAAGGGCAGAAAGTTGTCTGAAGAGGCTAAGGCAAAACTAAGAGAAGGTTGGAAAAAACGAAACCACAAGGTTAGCGAAGAAACCAGGCAAAAACTAATTGATTCGCACAAGGGGCAGAAGGTTTCTGAATCCACGAAACAAAAATTAAGCGAGGTGCTTAAGGGTAGGTTCATTTCCGAAGAACACAGGGCAAAAATTCGCGAATCCGTAAAGAAAAATTGGGAATTGAAAAAGCAAAGAGCGCAGCTTTCAGAAATTGGATTAAGCCAATCTTGACTGACACCCTTGCAATCGAAGCGGTAGCGGAAGTCAGGCAGGTCAAGACAATGGCAGATTTTACGCTAAACGTCACGATCAACCTTCCAGAATCGTGCAAGGAACAGGCGAAGAAGTTTATTGAGTTGGAAGACGAATAAGCATTGTTAGTAATGGATTAATTATGCCATTCCAAAAAGGTCAGGTAGCCAACCCAAACGGACGCCCCAAAAAGACGGTTGAGGAAAAGTATCTCAAGCGTCTGCAAAGTTGCGTCTCGATTGAAGACTGGAAAGAGATTATCCAGAAAGCTATCTCGCAAGCTAAACGCGGTGATACCGCTGCCCGTAAGTGGTTGTCTGATTACCTCATGGGTACTCCAACAAGCAAACTAGAGGTCTCTGGAAAAGACGGCGAGGAATTATCGATCAAAGAAGTAATTGTAATTAAGAACTACGAGAACAATGATAAAAACTAACACCGGAATTTATCAAATCCGAAACAGGGTCAATGGGCATAAATACATAGGGTCCGCCGTAAATATATCTAAGCGGTGGAAAACTCATTTGTGGTCGCTTCAACTTGGCACGCATCATAGTATTTATCTGCAAAGGGCGTATGACAAGTACGGAGAGGAAAACATAGAATTTACTGTTTTGCTTGAATGTTCAAAAGAGGAATTAGTAACAAAAGAGCAGGAATTCATTGATGCCCTAAAACCAGAATATAACATGTGCAAGGTTGCGGGAAGCCCTCTCGGGTACAAGCATTCAGATCAAACTAGGGCAAAAGTAAGCGCGTCTCTAATCGGTAATAAGCGAAGTGTTGGGAAACTGCATTCTGAGGAATGGAAGAAAGCGAACAGCCTGAGAATGCAAGGCAACAAGAACAGTGTCGGAATTTGCCAAAGCGAAGAGTCAAACTTAAAGAGAAGTGTCTCGTGTAAGGGTAAGAATAAAGGCAAAAAGCCGTGGCTCGGTAAAACACACTCGGAAGCAACGAAGCAAAAAATGAGCGCCGCTCAAAAAGGAATTCCAAAATCCGAAGAGCATAAACAACATTTGCGAGATGCGCGGAAAAGATATTTTGAAAGATTGAGAGAATCGGCGGTTGAACAATCTCTATGAGCGTGTCGACGACAAGATCAAACTCAATTTGCACGAAGGACAAACTCTTGCCTGGGATAGTAAGCGCAGGTTCATTTTTATTATTGCCGGAACACAATCTGGAAAGACAAGTTATGGACCGTGGCACCTTTGGAAAGAGATAAACAAGTGCGGTCCAGGTGACTACCTAGCGGTATCGTCCACTTTCGACTTGTTTAAGTTGAAAATGGAACCAGAACTTTTACAGGTATTTTGCAGAACGCTAAAGGGTTATTCATACCGACCCAGCGAAAGAGTGATTGCAAATGATTCTTTGGGCGTAAGAATCATTATGCGTTCCGCAGCAAGTGACGGCGGGTTGGAATCCGCAACGGCGAAATTCGCATGGCTTGATGAATGCGGTCAAGACGAATTCAGAATTTCAGCATGGGAAGCCGTGCAACGCAGGTTGTCTCTTTCACAGGGGCGTGTTCTAGGAACCACAACCCCTTACAACATCGGCTGGTTGAAGACAGAAGTATTTGACAAATGGCGTGCTGGTGACCCTGATTACCAGGTCATCCAATTCGCAAGCACGATGAACCCCAACTTTCCAAAAGCAGAATACGAACGCGCACGGCGAACCTTACCAAGCTGGAAATTCGAGATGTTTTACAACGGCGAATTCTCGCGTCCGGCTGGATTGATCTATGAGGATTTTCCAGGCGAGAACGCGGTACTGCTTGTGCATCCCTTCGACATCCCGAAAGAGTGGCCACGCTGGGTGGGGATCGACTTCGGAGCCGTTCACACCGCGACATTGTGGATCGCCAAAGACCCCGAAAAGAACGTCTACTACGCTTACCGCGAATCGCTTGAGGGCAGCATGACCACCCAGCAACACGTTTCCAGGGCAACGGAACGGGCAACAGGTGAGAACGTTGTCAGGTGGCAAGGTGGGGCGGCAAGCGAAACACAGCAGAGAATGGACTGGTACGCGGCTGGGATCGATGTCAAAGAGCCTGGTATCAGAGATGTTGAAGCGGGGATTGACAGAGTAATTCAGTTATTCAAGACAAAGCGGTTATTCGTGTTTGAAACATTGTTAGGGTTACGAGATGAACTAGGCACATATTCACGTGTACTTGATGCAAGTGGTCAGCCGACAGACAGAATCAAAGACAAAGAAACGTTTCACAGAATTGATGCTTTACGGTATTGCGTGGCAGGGCTGGACACAATAGACGAATTCAAGGTCATAGACATCCCCCTGGATTGGTGACGCATGGCATTATTTGACAACCTAAGAAATGGCGTACGTTCATGGCTGGGGATTGATGGCAACCCAGACGAACGTGTTAATTTCATCAAGCGTAACAAAGCCTACGTTGACGGCGACCAAAAGAAAATGCTCAAGGTCAAGCCTGGCAACACAGACGATAACGTGACCGTCAACATTATGGGTTTGATTGTGGATAGGTGGGTATCCTGGTTATTCGGGAATGAAATTGAATTCGACCTCCCAGGTGAAGACGAATCCGCAGAACAGAAATTCATTGACGAAACATGGGCTGCTAACCGCAAGGACATTCTCTTGCACAAGATCGGCGAGAACGGCGCGATTGCAGGCACTCCGTATGTCAAGATCGTGCCTAAAGATAACGGTATTCGTCTCATTGCGCTCAATCCTGAATTCGTCACCATCGACACAGATCCCGAAGACGTGGATACCGTTATTCGCTACACCATTCAGTATAACGTTGACCGAGATACCGTCAAAGAGATCAGCGAAATTGTGGACGGACGCTGGGTCGTCACTCGCAGGGTCAAGAGAGCCAATCAACCAGAGACCGTTGAAGACATGGGCTGGCAGTGGACTGACTTCGCGCCGATTGTGCATTGCCAGAATCTACCCTGTTCCGAATCACCCTACGGCGTGCCTGAATTCGATGAAACTTCGATTCGTTTACAGGACAGCATCAACTTTGTAGCATCGAACATCAACAAGGCGAACAGGTTACACGCAGCGCCGCAGATATGGGGCAAGAATCTTCCGCAAGAATTGAAAGCCGTTGACGTTGGTCCTTCGCAGATGCTCAATCTCGGACAAAACGGCGAAGCTGGCTCATTCCAGATGTCTGAAATGACATCCTCGCAATTCTTATTGATGTGGCTTGTCAAGCAACTTTACATCACTACTCGTACCATCGACCTTGATTCACTTTCTGACAAGTTAGGAAACATCACTAACTTCGGCTTGCGTGTGCTGTATGAGGACACACTTACGAAGCTGGCAACCAAGAGACAGCTTTACGGCGAGATGCTGAATGAGGTCAATCGCCGGATGCTGATTATCAATGGGCTGAATCCTGACCCGGGTGACATTCATTGGAAAGACATCATCCCGCAGAACAAGGTTGAGGAAGCCAATTATGTTCAAGCGTTATTGAACATGGGCGTTCTGTCGAAGGAAAGCGCGGCATTGCAACTTGAGCTTGATTACACGGCGGAGCAAGACAAGATTGCGGCTGACAAAACGAATGAAACGAATATCGGAGCCGCCTTGTTGAGTGCGTTCAATCGGAGCGGGCAGAATCAATGACCGTACAACTCTACAACTGCGACTGCCTTGAATTTATGAAAACCCTGCCAGACAAGAGTGTGGATGCTGTAGTCACTGATCCGCCGTATGGGACGACTGCAATTGATTGGGATAAACCAATCGACCTTGTTCGGTTTTGGCGCGAATGCGAGCATGTCACAAAATCCAATAGCGCAACACTGGTTTTTTCTTGTCAGCCATTTACAACTGATTTGATAGCGAGCAACCGTAAATCATTTCGGTATGAAATCATTTGGAAGAAAACCCAGCCACAAGGTTTTTTGAATGCTAACAAAGCTCCCTTACGAAACCACGAAAATATTATTGTTTTTTACAAACATCTTCCAACATACAACCCAATAAAATCTAAAATCTCACGAACCGATATAGGGAGAGTGCGGGAAGTCAACGCAATGCGCTCCAAGCAATATCGCGAGATGGATAGGACAACATGGGTTGAAACCGGAGAACGTTACCCAACCGACGTAGTTGAGTTTTCCAACTGGAATGGTGCGTTATTTGGAAAAACAGACGGAGCAACAAAGCACCCCACCCAAAAACCCGTTGATTTATGCGCATATTTGATTAATACATATTCAAACCCTGGCGACACGATCTTCGACCCCTTCATGGGTTCAGGCACAACCGGAGTAGCCTGCGTACAGACAGGCAGGAACTTCATAGGCTGTGAAATTGACGAAGGTTATTTCAAGATAGCAGAGAAAAGAATCAAAGACGCTCAAATGCAGGAGCGCCTACTTTGACCCCCCTCGAAAAGCTCCTCATCCAACTCCGCAACGAAATAGACAAGGCAGACGCAGCCGCTTTAGAGCAGCTTGCACGCGCCTATGATCGCGTTGTCTTCAAACCGCTGCAGGGTGACATTGACGCACTACAGAAAATCCTTGACCTTTACAAAGGTAATCCGGCGGTCAAGAACACCACAGAATTCAAGCGGCTGGTAGCGGACATGGATGAGAAGTTGAAATTATGGCAATCGTACCTTGACGCCAACGCAACCACAGCCGCCACAAGCGCAATCCCATTAGGGCTGGATCATGCGGAACAGTTAGTCAGAGCGGCGGGCATCGAAGGCGCGTTCCGCAAGATGAACCCGGCTGCTATTGAAAAGCTCCTCGGTTATCTGCAGGAAGGTTCGCCGCTTTACAAGCGGATCGACATGATGGCGGAGTATTACAAGAAGACAATTCCGGCAGCTATTGTTAGCGACATTACGGCGGGCAAAGTTTCCAGCACAATCATCGAAGGCGTGTCTGCTGGCAAGAATCCAAAAACAATTGCAAGTTTTCTAACGAATTATCTTGGAATGCCCCTGACCGATTCACTCCGCATGACCCGCACGGTTCAGATATGGAGCTACAGGGAAGCATCGAGGGCGGCGTATCTTGCCAACTCGGACGTGGTGGACGGGTGGATCTGGTACGCAACGCTTGACAGTGAATGTTGCCTATCCTGCATCGCGCAACACGGCACGTGGCATCCGAATACAGAATCACTTGACGACCACTGGAATGGCCATTGTACGGCTTTGCCTTCAATTATCGGCACGAAGCCGGACATTGAGACTGGTAAGGATTGGTTTAGCGCGTTGGACGAAGGCAAGCAACGGGAGATCATGGGGGACGCAAGGTATGAAGCCTGGAAGGACGACAAATTCCAGTTTTCTCAATTGTCATCGCAGCATTCAGACGAGGTATTTGGCTCGATGCGGACGGTGACACCACTCAAAGATTTACTAGGAGAGTAACAAAATGGCAGAAACCGCTGGCAACCAGCAGGACGCGACGTCCAACAATCAAGCAACCGTGACGGCTGCTCAAACGCAATCACAGAATTCAGGCGAGACACTTGAATCTTTGAAAGCGCAACTAGAAAGCGCAACGAAGCGCATCGGTGAACTGAATAAGGAATCCGAGAAGCACCGCAAAGCAGCGGATGAATGGGCGAAGGCTAAAGAAGCCGAAGAGACTGCGAAGCTATCCGAGACGGAAAAGCTCAAGAAGCAGCTTGACGAAGCCAACACTGCAAAAGAATCCGCTCTCAAAACCGCCAACAATCGCTTGATTGCGGCGGAGATCAAATCCAAATCAGACAAATTCATCGACCCCGACGTGGTACTCGCCCTGGTGGATAAATCGAAGGTGACCGTCAAAGAAGACGGCTCTATCGAAGGCGTTGACGCCGTTCTGGATGAACTCGCAAAAGCCAAACCCCACTTGCTGAAAGGCAGCGGGTCAAAGCTAGGCGCGACTAATCCAGGAGCGGCAGGAGTGAACGAAACTCCGCAGCAGAAACACGAACGTCTTTTAGGCGGCATCTCGAATCCATTTGCTACGGGGAACATCGTGTGGGGTCCTGACAAACCGGAGTAAAGAATGGCTAACGAATCAACCTATGCTGGCATCGCTGGCTTAGTCGCTAATGTATTTGAAGTGGCAATGCAGGTTGCCACCGAGGGTAACGTAATTGCACCTTTCGTCACCCAGTTCAATGATTCACAATCCGCAGCCCCGCGTGTGTTCGGTGACTACAGCGGCGGAACTTTCCTCGCCGTGGACGAAGCCACTGACCTGTCACAACAGGCTTTCAACGCGTCCGCTTCTGGCACGCTCACTCCGTCAGTGTACGGTTCACAGGCGCTCCTGACCATGCGGCGTATCGTGAGTGATCCGGCGAACGCAACCCGCGAAGCCGGTATCCACCTGGGCAACGCCGCATCCGCTCACATCGACACCAACCTCGCCGGACTGTTCAGCTCCCTGACTGGCGGAACCGTTGGAACCGCTGGCGGAACCCTCACCTGGGCGAACATCCTGCGGGCGCAAGCTTATATCCGCGCTCAAAAGGTGTTTGGTCGCTACACCTGCGTCCTGCGCCCTGAACAGTGGTACTACCTCGTTTCCGGTACTGCGGTTCCCACCCTGATGCAGAACACCAGCATCGCAGAATCCATCCTCGGTGGGTTCTACCAGGCATCCTTCAGCAATATCGACTTCCTTGTCGATGCCAACATCACCTCCGGCACTGCTGCGGTAGGCGGAATGTTTGGCAAGTCTGCCCTGGCGCTCGATATTCGCCAGCCGTTCGCCATTGCTCCCCAGTGGAACGCATCGTACTCCGGTAACGGAGCCTGGGAGGTCAACGGCTCGATGATGTACGCCTATGGCGTGTACCATCCGAAGCACGGCGCGCAGTTGATCGGTACTTCCGCGTAGTGTAACACCGCGGGGTGAATAGGGTCATACCCGAAGAGACTGCCTCCTCCCAGTCCTGTCACCCCGCTTCCGTCCAGGAGGGTCAATAGAGGATTGACATAAATATGAGTGATCGAAGACAAAATCTAATTGGAAAGCGGTTTGGAAGAGGTGTCGTTACTCGATTTGCTGGACAAGATAAATGGAAATGCCATGTTTGGGAGCTTGTTTGCGATTGCGGAAAATTGTATAAGGCAACGACCGGAAATTTAAATGCGGGTCACGTTACAAGTTGTGGTTGTTATTTGATAGAAAGAGTAACAGAAAACGCGAAGAAAGCAACTGATGCGATAAGGCTGCCACTAGGACAAGCGGCAAGACACGAATTGTATAGGTCGTATCTCGCTCATGCAAAGCATTTGAACATTGAATTTTCTATCACTGAAGATGCTTTTGCAGAACTAACTAAGAAAGATTGTGTTTATTGCGGATCGGAGCCGAAGACTATCTATCACATGAGTGGGTTGAACGGAGATTACATTTACAACGGAATTGACAGAATTGATTCAACCAAATCCTATTCATTAGAAAATGTTGTGCCTTGCTGTAAACGATGTAATCAGGGCAAAAACGACATGAGCCTTACCGAGTTTCTTGAATGGGTAAAAAGAGTGTATGCAAAAACCCACACAGTCAACGCGGGGGTGTCCCATGTCGCTTAGGGTGAATTTTTTCTCCAACGCCCCCTTTGTTCCAACCGGCTATGGCAACCAAACAAAGCTCACCGTTCCGCGCCTTCGCAATCTCGGACACGAATTAAGCATATCCGCATTCTACGGTACACAAGGCGGCATCACCGCATTTGACGGCATGATGGTTTATCCGCAGCACCGTCACCCATACGGTCAGGATATGATCGGAGCGCATGCCGAACACGCCAAAGCAGACATCATCATCACCCTCATGGACGCATGGGTCGTACAGCCTGAGAACATCCCTCCGTCAATAGAATGGCATCCCTACTTTCCCATTGACTGCGAACCTGTACCAGGCGCGGTATTGAGAGAAATCGTCAAAGGCAAGAAGCCGATCACCATGAGCAAGTTTGGCTTACACCAAATGCAGAACGCGGGCATTGACGCTTACTACGCCCCTCACATGGTGGATACCAAAGTATTCAAGCCGATGGACAGGGTAGAAGCGCGCAACCTCATGGGATTACCGCTGGACAAATTCATTGTGGGCATGGTCGCCGCGAATAAAGGCGCCCCCCCCCGTAAAGCCTTCTTTGAACAAATCGCCGCGTTTGCCGCGTTCAAGCAGGAACACAAGGACGCAATACTCTACCTCCACACAGACGATGGAACGCACGGCGGGGAAGTGGTCAACCTGGTCAAGTATTGTCAGATCATGGGATTGAAGGTTGGCTATTTCAAGGGCATGAACATTCCTGTTGACGACGTTGACGTGATCTTTGTAGACCAATATTCAAACGCAATAGGTTTACCCGACCCCTACATGGTCGCGCTGTACAACTCCCTGGACGTGATGATGCTTGTTTCGATGGGCGAAGGGTTTGGAATTCCACTCATTGAAGCGCAGGCTTGCGGTTGTCCTGTAATCACGGGCGACTGGACGGCGATGGGTGAATTGTGTTTCAGCGGATGGAAGATCGCTAAGACAGAGGCAACTCCAGAATGGCACTCATTCTTTGAAGCCTGGCAATGGCGAACGTCCGTCGAAGCCGTGGTCAAGAGACTGATAGCCGCTTATGAAGTCAGGGGCAATCAGGATTACCGTGATCGAGCTAGAGACGGCGCACGGATGTACGACTGTGATAGGGTAATCGAGAAATACTGGAAACCTATCTTAGAGGACATTGAAGCCAACTTGCACAAGGGGAGTGCATTCGAGGAGGCGCTGAAGTGAAAACCCTCCAACTAGGATGCGGTATTCGCCCCATGCCGGACGCTGTAAATCACGACAGGATCAAACATTCTGATTGGGTGGACGTTGCACATGATCTTGACGTACTCCCGTGGCCATTTGAGACAGAATCTTTTGACAAGATCATCGCCCTTGATGTCATGGAGCATTTGCATCTTGAGGTCAAAGAGTGGCTCGACGAATGTCACCGAATATTGAAGCCTGGTGGATCACTGGTATTGAGACTTCCCGCATTTGACAACCCCGTGAGCTGGCGTGATCCGACACACCGCAGGGTGTTTCACCCAGAAACATTTGACTTTTGGGATAAGTCAAGACAGCTCCACAAAGATTACGGATTCTTCTACTTCGCAGAGTCTGATAAGTGGTGGGGCGTAGATTCTGTAGAGCGCACGAACGGCGGTGATTTTGGATTCGTATTGAGAAAGCAGGTTGACTAGCATGACACTAACCAGACTACCAGGCTCAAAGTGGTGGATTGAAACAGACGAAACGACATTTGAGATCATCGGCACGTACAACAAAAATCAGATTATTGCCGATATCCAGGCGATCAAAAATACGCTCCTGAACTATCCGGTTGCCACGCAAAGCGCAAAGGACGTTTCCGAAATTTTGAACTGGATCACGAACAATAGCTGGACGCAGGAGCGCAAAGATCGGGCAATTGCCATGATGAACGCAGCCTACCAGGCTTACCAGGGCTCGCCCCAAATTTTGGAGGCTGCAAATCTGAATGCGAGGCTGGATGCACTGATTGCACTTAGAGACAGGTTGGTGTGAGATGGCAGTTAAAACGTTTACAACTGCGGGTGTCAATAACCTATGGAGTAATCCTGCAAACTGGGATTTATCCACCGCACCAGTGGATAATGATTCAGTGGTGATTCCCCTCGGTCAAATCTGTGAATTTGACGTGGATACCAGCGCATGGGCAAACGGCATTGCGGGTATCACCATCACGGGCACGCTAAAACTGACCCGCACCACTGGCACGTATTACATGAAAATCAAAGCCGCAACGACCATCGCAGGGGAGGGCACATTCGACTGCGGTACATCGGGTGACGCAATCCCCTTCGCCACCAAGCACACCATCACAGGCGGGAGCGGTTGGTACATCCAGGGGGCTGGTGGCTTGACCATGACCGTGTACGCCGCGGAACCCTTTATTAAGACAGTCAGCCTCACTCAGAATGAGCTGGCTGGAGCGACGGTGCTGCATGTGGATACGGACGTTACGGCAGATATTTGGACGGACGGAGATACGATTCATATAGCGAATGGGTCTCCTTCTTCCAATAACGAATCGAGAGTAATCGCCGCTGGAGGAATAGCAGCAGGTGCAATTACCATAACCAGCGGATTGACCGCAGCCAAAGTTTCTGGATCGTATGTAACTCTGATAACGAGAAACTTGTCATTTTCCGGAGGAAGCGTATTTTGTAATTTCGCTGCCAACAAGCTGACTTTCGCGGGCGGAGTATGCACCGCTACATCTACCGCGTTCTCAACTTGCACCTCTCCAACAGTGGGTGGGGGTGTTATCGCAAATTGCCAGTATGCGATTGCGTATGGATCAGGGACAAACATCACTGGCGGTGTGTTTTCTGGAAATGCCAACGTTACTTCATTGTCAAACGCGAACATCATATCAGGGGGGGTGTTCGTAGGAAACACAACGATATTTAATAGCGCATTGGGTTCTACAATCAGCGGAGGGGTTTTCTACGGAAATAAAGTTGTACTGATGAGTTGCATAGATTCAAAACTCATTGGCGGAACATTCTTGAGAACGGGCAATGGTAATGATTACGCTGTCATAATGGGCAGTTTTGCCGAACTGAAACATGTCGTTATGCAACTAAATGAATATGACATCAGAAATTCTGTTATAAAAGCCTATAACACATTTTTCGGCTCTTCGTCAGAGGTTTACGGATATGCGACATTTTCAAAATATTCTTACTCCGAATCAATAGATCATGACCAGGTTGCGGGCGCTTACAAAGCCTGGACTAAAGGCGGAGTAACCTCCTCTCAAGCCGTGACCGTTCCAACTGGCTACACCAAAGCTATGCAGACCGTGCTTGAAAACGCAGCGGTTGAGGGCTACTGGCAGAAGGAGTTCACCGTTGGCGCGGGGGCAAGCGTCAACTTCACCATGAACCTGCGCAAGGCAACGAGCATGACCTATTTACCGCGCTGCATCATATTTAACAAGGCAAGTACTGACCCCTTCGCTGGAGGCGCAGGATTAAACACGTTCACCATGACAGACAGCATTGACACGTGGGAGCAGTCGGTCTACACATATACAAACACGACTTCTGAAGATGTGACGCTGGTCGTGCGGTTTCAAGGAATGGCAGCGAGCGGGAGCTTCTACTCGGCGCTGGATGTAGAGGTTATCAACGTTGATCTCACAAGCGCTCTGGCAAAGCTGGATGTGATTGATACGGTTGTGGACGCGATCAAGTTAAAAACAGACGCGCTGCCTGAAAGCGTGCTGACCTCCATTGTCGAGGGAACTTACACACTGCAGGATATTCTCAAGATCGTGGCTGCGGTCACGGCTGGCAAAGCGTCCGGCGGAGGGACAACCGAGATCACGTTTAGAGACCTGGCAGACACAAAAGATCGGATCGTGGCGACTGTTGACTCTTCTGGGAACAGAACAAATGTGACGAAGACGCTGACATGAGCGATAGCTATATTCTCGAGCAATCCTATTTTGGAAAGTTATTTTTTCCGAATAACTACTGGACGGGGGAATTTGTCAGAACTCCAACGAAATATCTTGTAAAGGCACTCGCAGGAATTACAGTGGACGCGCTCCCCTCGTCAAGCATTCGTGTAAAGAGAACGGTCATTGAAGCTGAGGCGAATTATACGGTCAAGGTCAAACGGTCAATTATAAAGGCGGGCTAATGGCGACATATTCAACAAACACGCAATCAATCACCGAGATCAAAACCTACACCATTGACTTCACGGATGCACTACCGACTGGCGTGACGGTGACTGGAGGAACAGCAACGCATATCCCACCAGGTGGGGGAACGGCGATTACTCCAACGGTAACGGCGGCCAGTCCTTACGTCTATGTCGCGCTTGGCGCAATCGGTCTTGTGGGCGTTCACTACCTTGACGTTCTCGCAACCTTCTCGGATGGCGACAAATCAACCGTGAGGCTTGCTATCAACGCGGTCTATCCATCACCCACGGCAAGGGTGGGCATGGCAGACAACGTTACCCAACTAAGGGCAATGACCAACAGCGGAGCAAGCGATTACACCATTGCCGGCTTTCCTTATTGGTCGGATGCACAACTGCAAGCCGTCCTGGATCGACACAGAACCGATGTTTACCAGAGGGAACTAAGTGTCGTGGACGAATTGCTTGCGGGCGCGTACTCGTACAAGCACTACTCCATCGGTGACACCTTCATCGAATCCGGTGACGTTTTCACCCTTTACGATTCAACTTATACCGCCGTGACGACTGGATTTACCGCCGACTACTCACTCGGACTCATTACCTTTGACACATCCACAAATGGAATGCCCTATTTTGCCACATACCGGACTTATGACATCAACGCCGCCGCGTCCGAAGTGTGGAGATCCAAAGCCGCGCATTTTGCAGAAATGGTCAATTTCAGGGCTGGGAATCAGTCTGTCAACCTTTCAGATAAATCCAAACAGGCGTTGGCAATGGCAGACTACTACGGAAACTTGAGACAGATGCGGTCAATATCACTCGAAAGAAGTGACACATGCTAGAGAACACCGACCTCTCATACCTGCGTGACGCGCTCGAATCCATCATGCCGGATACCTGTACTATTCTGACAAAGACCGTCACGGTGGATACTTCTGGGGGCGTTATTGAGACTTGGGGAACGGCGTCTACTTCAATCTGTCGCGTGGATGACGTGAGCGGTGTTATGCCGGTAGCGGGGGGCGGATTACAGCCTTACACGAAACAGGAATTGCACGTGCCTTACGATACCGCGATTACCGCTGACAATGAGATCGTCTGGAATTCTCACACGTACAGGATCGATCCCCCTACTGTGAATTCATGGCAGACAGAAAAGGTCGCGGTCATTCATGGCTGACGGTCTCTCGTTTACCCTCGATACGAAGATGCTTGACGCTATTGTGCGTGATTCTGACAAGAAGGGTGAGCAGATTCTACGCAAGCTGGCGTTTGAGGTTGAAAAGACAGCGAAGGAACTTTCACCCCTTGAAACGTCCGCACTCCGCAATTCCATTTACACCCAAACATCAAAAGGTGAGTATTCAGACGGAAAGAATGCGGGCTTTACAGGTATCGAATCAAAGGTGCATGAAAAGAGACCGGACGCAAAAACGGAACAACTGCCAAAACCGGACGATAACGAGGTCTTTGTTGGACCATGCGTGGAGTATGGCATTTATCAGGAATTCGGCACATCGAAAATGGCAGCGCAACCTTACCTTACCCCCGCCGTTGAAGCGATCCGCGCAAAGTTTGAGAACGGCGAGACGTACAGAGAATTATGCGATCCTAAATCTGAGGATTGGTTGATATGAACCAGGTTGATACCGCAATCTACTCTACGCTGACAGGCGGCACGGCTTTAACAAGTCTGCTTGCATCCACAAGCTCGGTCTACCATATCCGCGCCCCTAACGTCACCACATTCCCATACGTGGTGTTTTCATTACAAGGGGGCGGTCCGGAGAACATCACGCCATCGGACTTGTGGAATGTCGTGTATTTCATCCGCGCCTATTCCGCAACCAACGCAACTGCAGCAAGCAACATCCACGCAGAAATTCGCAAGCTACTCCATAAAAAGACCCTCACAATTTCAGGTTACACGAACTACTGGATGGCGCTTGAGACAGAGCTTGAAAGCGCCGAAGAAATCCCAAATGCAACGCCTATTTTCATGGCGGGCGGTTTATATCGTATCCGGTTCGATTCATAGTCAAGGAGCTAAAGAATGGCAGGAATCACAGGTCAAAACGCAACAATCAGCTGGGTTTATTCGGGCGGAACTATCGCGCTGGATACGTATTATCGCTCGATTCAATATACCCCGTCCATCGAAATGTTTGATCAATCAGCAGGGGCGGACGCCAACAAAACTTACATCACGGGTCAAAAAGACGGCTCCGTTTCCTATTCGGGTATCTTCCAATCAGGCGGAACAGCTATCACCGCCGCGCTCACTGAAGGCACGGGCGGTACTCTCATTTGGGGCGAAGAAGGAACGGCAGTTGGCAAACCGAAGCACACCATGCCCGCTATCTCGCAGGGAGCAACCAGCAACGTGCAGTACAACGCGCTGATTGAAATTTCTTGCACCTTCCAACAGAACGGAGCTAAGGTCGATGGAACATTCTAATCCTGACCTCATTCTCTCGGATGGTCGGGAAGTGACCATTGACCTGAATAAAATCAGCGTCAAGGAATTCAGGGCATCTCTCGAAAAAGACCAGACGTTTGAGGATGAATACAAGACCATCGAAAAGGTGACGGGGTTACAGAACGTGGGGGAAATGGGTTATGAGGATTACCGCCGTCTCATTCAAGCCTATATCGACAAAGCACGCGCTCCGATTGTAAACCCTACCTAAGCCAGCGTATCTATCTCGCCAGCGTTGCGGGGGTAGAGGACGCTGAAGCGACACAAATCTACAACGACGTGACGCTGGCAATGCGCTGGCATCAACCCCTTGATTACATCCGAAATTTATCACTCGAAGATTACAACAACGTCTGCCAGGTCATAGACGCTGAATACAGAATATCCCGCTCGATCATCAAGAGGTGAGCATGGGAAGTGAAATAGCATCGCTGTACGCAAAGCTAGGGCTGGATTCTAGTCAATTCCAAAAGGGGTTGACTGATTCAAAGACAAAATTGTCTGGATTCGGCGGAAAACTAGGGGAAGTTACCAAAGGGCTTACCGGATTCAGTCTGGGGTCACTCACTGCAGCTGGAGCGGTGGTGGGTGTTATCAACCAGGTCAGAAAAGCCGTTGATGAAACCGTAGCTTACAACTCATCGATCAAAGACACCGCCCGCCTTTTGGGAATGACCACTGAGGAAACATCGCGCCTTGTACAGGCCGCTGATGATCTTTTCCTATCCGAAGACAAGCTAAAGACTGCATTGCAAGCCGCGTCGCGTCAAGGTATTGACGTTTCGATCAACGGGCTAAAGAAATTGTCAGATCAATACATGGCATTGAACCCAGGCGTTGAGCGTGCGCAATTCCTGATGCAATCCTTCGGACGCTCCGGTGCTGATATGTACAAGCTCATGGAACAGGGCGCGGCTGGAATTGACAAAGCAATGGCGGCGGTAGAAAACTCCCTTGTCGTCACCGACAAATCCATCAAAGCAACGGATGAATACAAGCAGAACCTGGATAAATTAGCTGATGCATGGATGGGCGTAAAGATCGCCGTTGGTAATGGCGTGATCCCCGTGTTGAACGCCTTTCTATCCACTGAAAAAGATGCAATGCAGATCGAATTGCAGAACATCGAAACACAACGCGCAGCCATTGAACAGGCAATTGGAAGAAATATCGCCGTTGAAGAAAACCGCGCAAAACTCATTCTGCTGGGCGAATCTGAAAATGCAATTCGGGAAGCAATCGCAGCCACAACCGAAGAAACGAATAGATCTTCCGGCGCGTATTTGACCGCTGCAGAATCCTTGCAGAAATACAGTGCCCAATTGTTGTACAACGCAGCCATTCAAGGATTGGATGAAAAGTCCGCGCTGCAGCTTGCATACAGCATGGGATTGGTCGATACCGCAACCGTCACCGCCTTGACAAAGCAAGCCGATTTCAAAAGGATGCTTGACGAAGGTTCAATTTCTCTCACAACCTATCAGAACCTTGTCACGGGAACGGCGAACGCTATTGCGAGTATGCAGAGCAAAAGCATCACCGTGACCATTGATACATACGAAAACTATCACGGCTCAAATAGCGGTTCTGGTAGCGGCGGAAAAGGAATAACTCAAACCCCCCACGCTTCCGGCGGCTCCTTCCTCATTCCCATGTCCTACGGCTATGAGGGATTCCAGTTAGGAAACGGCGACACCGCTTCCGGCGGGGAGCGCGTCACCATTACACCGAAGGGGAAGGACCCGTCAGGCGGTCAGATCATTCTCACCGATGACCAACTCAAGAAAATAGGTGAAGCGTCAGGTAACGCAACCGCTGTGAAACTCATGCAGCTTGGGGTATTGCGATGACCGTCTACTTTGACGACATCCAACTCCAGGCGAAGTTTGACGGTACTCACTGGGTCAACTTCACGTCTGACACCGTGGGGGAGGTCAACGCCTGGTACGGTATTGACGGCAACGGAGCGCTGGATAGGGTAGGTTCACCTGGCGAACTCACATTCACCCTGAATAACTCCGCTACAAATTCAGCGCAAAAAGTGGGTTACTACTCCCCGGGGCATGTCAACTGTCGGGCTGGATTCGCTCCAGGTCTTGAGGTAAGGGTACTGTTCACCCTTGACCTTATTCCAATTCAAAAGTGGATTGGCAAGATACCGTCAGACGGCATCAACGTAGCACCTGGAATGTACAAGGAACGACAGACAAGAGTCACCGTCAAAGATTGGATGTACCAGACGGTCATTCACCCCTTGAAGGGATTCCAACTTGCCACGAATAAAACGGTCATGCAGGGCGTAGCACTCGTACTAGCCAACATGCCAACACAACCGCCTGGCGTTGTGGATTACCGCACGGGGGAGTCTACGTTCTCCTATGTCGGCGATACCGTCACCTCGCGCACAACCGCGCTGGCTGAACTTGGAAAGATGATCCAATCGGAATTGTCGTACCTGTACCTTACCAGGAACGGCTTGAGGGTCGAAGGCAGGTTGACGCGCAACGAAGAAAAGACGGCTTTAGACGAATATCCGAAGTCTCGGAGTGAGTTGGTTCCCCTTGCCGTCGATGCAACAGACAACCTGGTCGATGAAAACGGAGAAGAAATACTATGCTCCGATTCTACGTCCGCCTTTTTTGACAATGAACAGATCGGCATGACCGTATCGTTTGGTCAGAACTTCTATAACTCCGCGAAGTTTATCGCCTATCCTAGACGGGTCGATGCCGCAGCCACAACGGTACTTTTCAACCTCCAATCACCTATGGCAATCGGAGCGGGTGAGACCGCCATTATTTCAGGGTCGTACAAAGACCCCACGGGCGTTGCTCAATCCGTGTCTGGTATCGATATGGTCACTCCCGTTGCCAACACTCATTACAAATGCTACGCCAACAAAGACGGCACGGGAACAGACCTCACCGCGAACCTCACAGTTACGGCGGTATTTGGCACGGGGGAATTCAAGTACACGTTTACCAACACGGGAGCTGCAGGATACATCACATTCGCGCAGGCAGTAGGGCGGGGCATCTACACCGACATTCCGGCTGAATACTACCTTGAGGACGCAACCTCGATAGCAGAACACGGCGATTATCCATTGAACGTTGACATGAAATACCAGGATGATCCGATGGTCGCGGCAAGGTGGGCGCAGGTATCCCTATTCCAATACAAGAACCTCATCTCGTCCGTTGATTCTGTGGACTTCATCGCGTCCTCTTCGGGTCCAATGATGAACGCGTTTCTCTACCTCGAACCAGGTGACAGGGTACGGATCAAGGAAGATGTGACGGCGATATTCGGTGACTTCTTCATTCATGCCGTCAAGTTTTCCATCAAGCCTGGCAATATCGTTACCTTTTCGTGGACGTTGAGGGGTGCTGGGCTGGATACCTTCAACTTCGTCAAGTGGACGCAGGACGCAACACCCGTTGCCGGATACGGCACATGGTCAGATCCCGTCTATGGCTGGGATTTCTAGGAGATAGATTATGGCTTGGATCACGATTACAAAACCAACAGTCGGAACCGGAGTTAGCAAGGATTTATTCGGTGACGATGTGGTAGATAACCTCGAAAGACTTCATACCCTTGAAGATCAATGTATCTGGATACCGCTAAACGGTGCAACCGCTCTTGTTTCAGGCGACAAAGCCTATTGGCGTGTACCCGCTAAATTCAACGGCGGAACGTTGGCGGGCGTGGCTGCTGGGTGCAAGGTTGCTTCATCCTCCGGCGCTGTTGTGCTGACCGTCAAGAACGGCAGCACGGCGATGCTCTCCACCAACATCACCCTTGACCAGAATGAGACCGATACCACCACCGCAGCCACACCCGCTGTAATCAGCACACCGGCATTGGCTACTGGAAACCTCATTGAAATATCCGTTGTGTCCGCCGGCACGGGCGTGACCTATTGCGGAGTGGAATTGACAGTGAGACCCGCATGAGCGTACTCGGTTCTGATAACGTCACCGCCAATGGCACCGTGACAATTCCAGATGGATGCGTCTACGTTGTGGCATTGTGTGCGGGGAGTGTAGACCCGCCTTATCTCAACGGTAACATGATGCAGACCGTGGCAAGCGTGCCGGCTACTGGACTCTTGACCGCCGTCTCGATTCACGTCTCCACATTCCCGATTGTGGCAACACTGCCTTATGTCATGAACGGAGCGGACACAATAACATGGGTCTACCTCGATGACGCGGTATGCACACGGGCGGACGTGGTACAGGGATATTCACAATCGGGTCAGATAACCGGAAGCCTGGCAACTTCGACTAACGACCTTGTTTTGGGGATTGTGCAGGGGAGTAATGGTCAGGTTGAAATCAAGGGTGATACCGTTGCCTTGACCCTTCTTGAGAACACGTCAAAGCGGGTGATCGGCTGGATTGTTCCAACGGATACAAGCCTAACCTGTTTGGGTACGGACAACTCTACAGTTTCAGGCTATTGGTATTACCCTCCCGCTGTTTGGGTGGATACGACCACAAGCGT